AAGACAACTTAACAAATGCTAACTGTTCTATTAACTGTGTAGCAGATGGACAGACAGTATCAGTCCCAATGAACCCAGCCAACCGTCACTACGCAGAGATACTACGCCAAGTAGAAGCTGGCACATTAACCATTGCGGCTGCTGATTAAGCCTTGCCTCAACCTAACTAATAGTTTATAAATACATTAACTAATCATATTACAAAGTCTATAACAACTACCTGTATTATCAGGCACTTTTATTCACCCAAAATTCAAACGGAGGGACCGAAATGGGCCTGTTTTCACGCTCTAACACTTACGTTACCAATACAGGTCTGCAAGGCGAACAAATGAAAACCCTCACGGGTAATCAGGATAATCTTGCTACCGGAATTAACGACATCAGCGGCGGCTTAGATACCGGGTTCGCTGCAGTAAATACTGGCATCGATACCGCCAACACCGGGATCACGGGCCTAGCCACAGACATTGCTGGCGTTAATACCAATGTGGATACGGGCTTCACGAACATCAGCAATTTGCTGGATCAATATAACACTGGAATCAACACGCAGTTCGACACGGTGAATACTGGTATCGGCAACAATGCCACTGCGATGCAAACTGCTAATCAAGGCATCACGGGCCTACAAGCATCTCAGGATACTGGCTTTGCTGATGTGGGCGGTCGTTTTGACACGGTCGATCAAGCCAACACAAACATGCAAACGACTGTCGATCAGGGCTTTCAAGATCAGGCGCAAGGATTCACAGATGTTAATGCAAACATGTCTTCAGGTTTTGCCGATAATGCAACTGCTATGGATACCGGATTTGCTGATGCTGGGACCGCAATGGATACGGGATTTGGGGATGCAGCGGCTGAACGCACTGCGGCCCAAGCTGCGGCCCTAGCTGGTCAGCAAGGTCTAGGAACTCAGCTTAATACTTTGGGCGATAATGCCGACATTTACGCTACTCAATCTCTAGAAAATCAGGCGGCATTACAATCCGGGCAAGATGGGTTTGTATCATCCTTTGATACATACGTTGATCGATATTCGGACGATGCAAAGCTGGCTCAGACCACACGATCCGATATGCAGACTGCAGATGCTGCAGCTAGTCAAAGGCTGCGGGAGGACATGGCGAGAAGCGCACAGACGCAAACACAACAGATTGATCGTGTAGGTCAGGAAGTAGCGCAAGTTAAAACGGCACAGCTTAAAGCTGCAACAACGTCTGCAGTAGCTGATGATCGTTTAGACAATAATATTCGCCAACAGTTTGCGGATCTATCCACCTCATTTGATAATGATGGCAATTTAGTTGGGCAGTCTGTTGATGGCGCTGGCAATACTACTCGCCGCTCCTTCGACACTTCTGGCAATTTAAATTTAGCCACATTTGATGCTCAAGGCCAACTCACTGGGCAGAGACAGATGTCCATCAATAGCGCCCTGGCAAATCTACAAGCTTATGAAGTCGCAAACGAAAACTCTAACCGCATAAATAGCCTTACTCCTGCTACCTCGCAGCGGGGGAGCGGCATTTACGCCAACACAAGAAGTTAAAAATGCACCCACAAAAAATATCTATCAATGGCATCAACTTAATCAAGAAGTTTGAAGGACTGCACAGGGTCCAAGAAGATGGCATGATCAGCAGTTACCGCTGCCCTGCAGGAAAATGGACGATTTCATGGGGCCATTGCAGGGGTGTTCGCTCTGGCATGAAGATAAATATGGCAGAGGCTGAACGACTACTTCAAGAGGATCTAAGCGATCACGGCAAAGCGGTTAAGCGGCATGTGAACGTGCCACTCACTCAATATCAATATGACGCTCTCACGTCTTTCGTTTTTAATCTTGGGGAAGGAAACTTTAAATCCAGCACACTATTAAAAAAACTGAACCAGGGGATGTACGATGAAGTTCCTGAACAGCTTATGCGATGGAATAAAGCCCGTGTAGATGGCAAGCTAGTGCCGCTAAACGGCCTGACTCGCAGACGTGCCGCTGAAGCTGCTTTATTCAGTTCAGATGCTGCCCTGCCATCTGATGAGGGTGGCTCAGAGATGCCTCAGAAAGTATCTGCAGCCGCTCCTAAGAAGCTTAGTCAATCTAAGACAATGGCTGGTGCAGGTATCGCTGGCGCAGCCACTGCAATGAATGAAATATCCGGGCAATTGCAGGGCTTACTGCCTTATGCTGACAGCCTGAAAATCCTGTTCCTGATCTGTGCAATCGGCGGCATTGGTCTGGCAGCATACGCACGATTTAAGGATCATGCAGACGGGGTGCACTGATGTTCGTATTTGCCAAAATCAAAACCTATATCATTGCTACTTTAGCCCTCGCCTTGCCGATTATTTACGTCATGGGCCAGTTTAAAGGTCGGGCTAAAGAAAAGACCAAAGTGCTTAAAGACGATCTTCAGGCACAAAAGAAAACCACCAATTTTTACAAGGCGATGGCAGAACATGAAGACGATGCTCTTACTGATCGTAAGTCTATTATTGAGCGGCTGCGGAACGGTTTATAGGACTCAGTTTGAGCCTTACTGCCCTGCAATTCGGACATACTCTCCTGAGTTTTTGAATGAGCTTGCTGATCAAATAGAAAGCCTGCCGCCTAATCACAGGGCGATTGAGGCTGCGATCAAAAATTACACACATCTGCGGGACCGTATTCGCCGCTGTCACCAAGAGAAGGATAAAATCTAATGGGTAAGTTATTTGGATTTGGGTCCGACGAGGGGAGCATTGGTGATGCTTTAAAGGATATGACAGACGGGGGCGGCAAAGGCGGCTCTGGCGATACGTTTTCGAGTGGCACAAATGAAGCTTATCAGAAGGGTGGATTCAGCGATACGGAAGGCACCACCTTTAGAGATCGTGTAAAAAATACGAATATAGCAAACAAAGGTGATCAGTCGTGGGAAGAATACTACGGTACTGGGTCGGGTTCTGATAATAATGGCAACAGTGGCGGTGGATCAGGCCAAGGCGCTGCAGCATCAGCATTCGTATCAACCCCCTTCGATCCCCAGACTGTCCTCGACTTCGCAAAAACTGCTGGCATGGTTGAGAGCGATGCCCAGATAGCTGAACTTTTAGCTGATCCCGGCAAGTGGATGAGTGATCGGAAACTAAATTTAGCTGACATAGTTCCAACATTGGATGCGGATACCGCTGGCGCAAATCTTGATGCGGATGATCCAGCTTATAGATTAACTGGAGATGTCTCTGTCGATCCTAATTCTGCTATTGTCTCTACCTCCGGGGATGTAACGCAGGGAACCGTCACCAATTATGATGCGGATACTTTAGCGGATCGACTAGGGACGGACGAAACGACAGTAGATGCTGTCCAAGGCACGGTTTCTGATGATGCGCTAGTTACTGCAGAACAGATTGACATGACAGGTGCTGCCACGGGCGTGAATGCCGATGGCACAATATCAGTCACGGGCGAGGCGCTGAACAGATTTGCTACTCAAGACATTAGCAAGATAATCGATACAACCACAGTGGCGGGTAAGCTGCTGGCTCAAAAGCTTGGTGAGGGGAATTACACAGACAGCAAGGCCACTGTTCTGGGTCAGATGAAAATCATCTCTGACGAATTTAAAGATACGGACGGCAATCCTGTAATCCCACCTTGGGCGCAGGCTCTGGCCCGTGACACTGCCAGAACAATGGCATTCAGTGGGATCACCGGCACGGCACAAACTGCAGCAATGTCTGCAGCAATAATGGAAGCTACGTTGGGAGTGGCTGATAAAGAAGCGGCATTCTTTCAAACGATCACAACGAAGAACCTTGATAATCGTCAGCAAGCTATACTGAATAAAGCGAATGTATTATCCAAATTCGAAGTTGCTAATCTGGATGCCCGTCAGGCCACCGTTGTGCAGAATGCTAAAGCGTTCCTTGACATGGATATGGCAAATCTGACCAGAGAACAGCAGTCTGAGGTAATAAATACACAGGCGATGGTTGATGCCCTTTTGACAGATACTGCAGCAATAAATGCCCAGCGCCTGTTTTCAGCCACCGCCGCAAATGATTTCCAAAAATACTACGACAACATGAACGCCACGATTTCAATGCATCGTTCTGAACAAATTAATTCTATGAATAAGTTCAATACCGGCGAAATAAATGACGCTGCAGAATACAATGCCACGATGGAAGATTCCCGTCAGCGGTTTTATTCCGAAATGCAATACAGCATCGATTTAGCTAATGCTAAATGGCGGCAAACCGTGGCTACAACAAATACTGAAATGACATTTGAAGCCCACACGCTGGACGTTAAAAACACTCTGGATATTTCCACTGAAGCTATGAACCAGATGTGGGACCGCATTGATAACATGCTGGATTATATCTTCAAAGGCTCAGAAGGCGAAGCAAATAGAGATGCTCAAGTTCTTGCTGCACAACTATCCGCACAGGCCAGTGGTGGCAGTAGTTCTAGCGGTATATGGGGCGCTATTGGACAAATTGGTGCAGCAATAATCACCACCAATAGCGACATGCGGCTTAAAGAGAACATCGAGTTTATAGAAACCCACAACGGCATCCGCTGGTATTCTTGGGATTGGAATGCGGAAGCTAAACGCCTTGGCAGAGATTTTGGCCCAACGGTTGGCGTCATGGCCCAAGAAGTCCAGAAGACCCATCCTCAAGCTATTGTTGAAGGCCCACACGGCTATCTGATGGTAAATTATGGCGAGCTTAAATGATGCCCGACAAAGTCGTTACTTTCCCCCAAACCAGCGAAGTTGACCGCCAGTTTCTTGAACTAGAGCGGCAGCGTGAAGCAATAAGAGAGCAAGCCCGATTGATTATGGAGCGCCAAAATGAAGTTTGAAGATGCGGTTAAGAAATCTGTGAAGTCTTTCATGGCAGGTAAGATGCCCACAGCTACATCCGAATTAATTGAGGGCGGTATTTTCTACACCCCTGAATATTTTGATGAGCTTGCTGAAGAGCTAATGGACGAAACTCCAAAGACTAAGAAATCCAAAGCCAAGGAGACCGCAGATGCAGATGTTTGATGGTCCCATCCCCGGCGCAAACTACGCTGCAGATACACGGAATTATGCATGGCATAGGCCACCAGACATAAGCGAATATGATGAAGCGGTTGATTACATGATCCAGAAAATGGATGATCCAGATCAGCATGAATTGGTATTCTCCCTCCTCGAAATTGATACGCAGGTTACAACTGTTGTTACCACTCTGCTTCTGCAGGGAATATCAAAGGGCAAATTCCCCATCGACCTGGCAATCTTAATGGCTGGCCCACTGGCACGGTACATTTCCATCGTAGCTGATAGCCAAGGCATTAAATATGACATGGGCATTGAGAACAAAGACCGCATAGCGATCACTCCAACCAGCTTGAGAATTGCGCTGGGCATTATCGAAGATGAAGACGGGGATGCTGAAGAAGTTATTACAGATGTTATAACTGAACCTGAACCTGAAGATGGCGAGGGTGGCTTAATGGGCGCACCCACTTCAGCAGAGACACTTCCCGCAACTGAAGATGAGCAAAACGCTATGCTTGGCATGGCGGGAGAAGAAGTATTGACACCAGAAGAGGAGCTTCCAAATGGGTTGGCGTGATGTTCAAGCAGGGGTAGCTTCTGGCGCAATCGATTATCGTAAGAAGCCTGACAAATTTGGCAGCTTCTTAGAAGGCTTTGCTTCTGTTTATGCCCCTGCGATGCAGCGCAAAGCAGAAAAAGAAGATGCCGCAGAAACTTTGGCAGCTAAAGAATTAAAAGCTCAAAAGAAAGCTGAAGAAGTAGAACGAAAGGCCCGATTAACAGAGGCCCGTAAAGTAGCAGAAGCTGAAGAAAAGCAACAAAAACAATATGAGAAGAGTGCAAAAGCTGTTCTATCGACTATAAATATAAACGCAACGGATCAAGGGTATAGCAGGGCATTTAATAAAGCCTTTAGCATGCTTGATGGCGGTAGAACCGTTGAAGGAACCATTGAATTTTTTGCAGAGCAATTAAAAACAGGCGCTATGGTTACCAATGCCCCAGAGGTTCAAGGGCCGATGCCACCAGTTCAGAGCATGGATGCCTTTGATCCATTGGTTCAGCGGGAAGCTGGTGCGGGAGGACTAGACGCCCTGCTAAACCAATCTCAGAACAGCCAGTTTGCATCTACAAAAGTATCTGAAATGACGCTGGGCAAAGTGCTTGAGTTCCAACTAGAGCGTGGCGGTGCCAGCTATCATGCATATTCAAAAGACAACATGCCAGCCGGGACTGAAGCATCGAAGCTGGGTCTAGGCTCAACTCCCGTGGGTAAATACCAGTTTGTTGGCGACACGATGAAGGACATGCAAAAAAGAGCATTTAAAACGCTTAAATTTGATGAAAACACTATCTTCAACGAAGAAACTCAAGACGCTTTATTTGTCTGGCTTGCAAAAGACAAGATGACGGGTGCCAGTACGCAAGAAGAAAAACGTGCGGCATTGAGAGGTGGCTGGGAAGGTATCCGGGATAAGACAGAAGTAACAGACGCTCAAGTTGATGAGATGATTGCAGGTATCGAAACAGGCACGTTCTCTTCGGATGGAATAGAGCGAACTGATGACTTGATCGGGCGTGACGGTAAAATCCTTGAAATAGGCTCCCCCGTTCTTAACGAAGGACAGACTGTCACGTTTGTTAAGCGGGAACAAACTAAAGCCCCCGGACCTTTAGGTTCAGGTGAAGCGGGTGAGTATAAAATAATCCAAAGAATTCAGGGGACCATTGACGCTGAAGGACACATAATTTTCCCTTCAGGCAAGAAAAGTACCAATAAATATTCTGAACTTTCGGAAGTT